ACATACACGACAAAGTCCGTCTCTATGGAGGCAAGGTACTCTACCAGCCATGGCTCGGGTGGTGCCATCGTTTCCCACGTTTTGGCGCAGTCCCATACAGCCTCACGCTCAACGACAAGATGCGCAACTATCTCATCGGCGCATACGAGATGCGCTGGAACATCACACAATTCAGAGAGTATTTTGGACGTAAGCTACCTCAAGCTCAGCGGCTTGAGGTTGAACGGCAGGTGCTCGAGATCTACCCGCAGATATTCGACGGCAGGTACGACAACGTGCCAGCCGTCAAAACTCACGACTAGGAGAGAGTCATGGATGAGGTTAGCCGTTCGTTTGGGCCCCATATCTGGCTGCTCTACGTTGTGCTCTGCGGAGTGTCTGCAGCAGCATGGTGGCTAGCGCAGAACATTCTCATCCCGGTGAGAGATGATCACCGGGAATTTCTCAAAGAGCTGCGCGGCAGCATCAAGGATATCAGCACTACTCAGCACGACCTTGCCGACACTGCCGTGGCGATCTCGGCAAAAATCGATACACTAGGGTGCAGACCGCAACCACGTAACTCAGGGATGACGCAACAATGATGCTCGCAGCTCTACTAGCACTGGGCCAGCTCGTCGTACCCGCTGAGGTACGCGGCGAGGTAGCCGAGTTTGTCACGGTGATTGCGACGACTGAGGGCAAGGTCGTCAGATACGTGGCTCTCGATCAGGGATTGCAAGTATTCCCTCCAAGCCTGCTAGCCAACCAACGGGCGACCGTAGTCACGAGCGCCAAGCCCGGCAGATACCGCCTGCTGGCCTACACCAGCGTTGCCGACATTCCTACCGAGCCAGTCATCACAACTGTGATCATCGGTGGCTCGACTCCGCCAGTACCACCACCGATTGACACGCTCTCTGAGGCACTTGGCGGCATCTATGGCGGATCTCAGGAGCGAGACAAGGCCGCGACACTGGCGCGGCTGCTGACGCTCTACAGGGCAGCACCTGCGACGATACGCTCACCGACGATCACGACCACCGAGCAGCTCTACTCAGCACTGATCGCAGCACGCAAGACCGCTGGCATCGCAGACACTGCATTATCGCCCATCAGAGAGCGCATCGCAGTCGAGTGGGCCGCAGTCATGGGCGCAGATGATCGTGCCCTGACACCCGAGCTACGCGACGCAGCGATCACATTGTCATCCCGCATCGTGTCAGCTCTGGAGACTATCCGATGAATAGCCAGTATGTGCCGGGATGGGTAGACGACAAGCAAGCCGTGGATGACATCGTCGCTACCTGCGTCGATGCGGACATCAGTAGTACGCCTATCGGCTCGACTCCTATCGAGGATCTGCCCGATCACGTCTATCTCTGGGATCTCGCCCGCAAGGCCACTGGTGCCCTATTGCCTCCACGCAATCAGGGCAAGGTTGGCTCCTGCGTGGCGTTCGGGACGGCCAGAGCAATTGAGTACACGATGTGTGCTGAGATCGTTGCTGGCGAGTCTGAGCAGTACATCCCGCTTGCCACTGAGCCGATCTATGGTGGTGCCCGCGTCGAGGTAGGTGGTGGCAGCATCCGTGGAGATGGCGCAATCGGTGCTAACGCTGCGGCATGGGTGCGAGATTGGGGAGTACTCGGCCGTGAGGAGTATCTAGGCATCGACCTGCGTGAGTACTCAGAGTCTCGATGTCGTGAATACGGCAGCAAAGGTGTGCCACTAGAGCTAGAGCAGATAGCCAAAATCCACCCGGTGCGAGCCGTCACGAGAGTGCGCAACTGGCTGGATGCCAAGAAAGCTCTTGCCAATGGCTACGGCATCGCTCTCTGCTCATCGCAGGGATTCACGATGACGAGAAACGCTAACGGTATTGCGATGGCAGCAGGCACATGGCAGCACTGCATGTGCCTATGTGGTTACGCCACCATGACTGGCCGTGAGTATGGGCGCATCGACAACAGTTGGGGCGCATCGTCGCACACTGGGCCAGTAGGGCCGGGCAGTCCTGGGCCTGAGGGATTCTATGCCTCGAGCAGCACCATCGAGGCTATGCTGCGCAGTGGCGACTGCTGGATATTCTCCAACGTCGAGGGATTCCCGACACGCAAGATCTCATGGATCATATAGGAGGTCACATGGTCGAGCACATCGAGCGAGTACGACGGCTGGCACGTGGGCAGGAGGGCTGGTCTCAGCTCTGCCTGACCAGCGCAACCACAGTATTGGGTGAGGCGTTAATCAAGGCACACACCTTGCAGGCGATCAAGGTACGACCGGGTCAAGCTATCCCTGACCCTAAGCTGCTGCGGGTATGGGCTGAGGAGGCATGTGACGCCATCCTTGCCGATCCTGAGTACCCGGACGGGCACGGATGGAGGATGCTGGCCGAGTACTGCACTGATTTGATCCGCACCCATGTGCTCGAGGCTAAGGATAAGGATGCTTAACTCATTCGCTCGATGGCTCGACCGACTGCTCACATCACCAGGCATTGCTGATGTCTACGGCGGCACTCCTCGATCACCGAGATGGTCGGCGGTGCAACGCAAACACCTCGAGGCACAGCAGAAATGTGAAGCCTGCGACCGTGTCACCTCTCTCGAGGTACACCATGTCATGCCTTACCATCTGCACCCTGAGCTCGAGTTATCGCCCGGCAATCTGATGACGCTGTGCGAGGATTGCCATTTCATATTTGGGCATTACAGCGACTGGCGCAGCCACAATCCATTGGTGCGAGTCGATGCCGCGGCATGGCTCGATAGAGTACGATCACGACCTCAGGGGTGAGTTATGCTGCCAAAGATCTCGTGCCTATGCCCGACGTATGGCAGGCCACGCCAGCTTGAGCATGCCATCGAGTCGTTTCTACGGCAGGATTATCATGGAGAGAAAGAGTTAATCGTGCTCAACGACTACGGTGAGCAGACTCTGATATATGACCACCCGCAGGTACGCATCGTCAATTTGCTCGAGCAGATCCGCCCACTCGGTGCCAAGTTTAACCGCACAGCAGCTCTTGCTACTGGCGATCTATTAGCGATCTGGGAAGATGACGATATCTATTTGCCGTGGCGCTTAAGCTACAGCGTCGAGCATCTTAACGAGCACCGCATCTACCACACTGCTAGTGCGTGGTTCGAGGAGGATCCGCACAAGCTTGTGCCTAGTCGCAATCTCTACCATTGCAATCTTCTAATGAGCCGGGAGGTATTTGAGTCGGTCGGCAGCTACAGCGAGGTCAGAGATAGTGGGGCTATCGACGTTCTGCTATTTGACGAGCTGCGCAAGCGCTACGGCACCATTACGCAGGAGATCGAGGACAAGCATCGGTTCTACGTCTACAGATGGGGCACGTCAGGCGGCTACCACGCCAGCGGGTGGAGCACCAACATCGTGAGCGAGCTGGCTGCGCAGTATGTGGCGCAGCACAATAAGATCCGCGGCATCGTTGAGCTGGTGCCGCACTGGCCGTATGAGTACACGGAGTATCTGCCGGTGCAGAGATGACCATCATGTCGATACTGACCGAGTATGCCCGTGTGCGGGACACGCCTAGTGACATCAACCAGCACCTGAGCATCCTGCGTGACTACGCATGGAATCAGGAGCACATCACCGAGATGGGCGTGCGTGGTGTGATCTCCACCTGGGCTCTGCTGGCGGGGCTGCCTCAGCGCATGATCAGCTATGACATCGTGCATGTGGATACGAGCCTAGTGGCTGAGCACGCAGCATCAGCTGGCATCGAGTATGAGTTCCGCCGGGCTGATGTGCTGATGATGAATGTGATCGAGGAGACTGATCTGCTATTTATTGACACCCTGCACACCTACGCTCAACTCCGAGGTGAGTTGGCCAAGCACGCCGACCGTCTAAGAAAAAATGGTGTGATTATCTTACACGACACTGTGACATATGGCCATCAAGATGAGCCGATTTACTCTCACGCCTCGCCGCTTGCTAGGCCTACCTATGCGGGCAAGGCAGGGCTCTTGATGGCTATTGACGAGTTCATTGATGCCAATAATAAATGGCGGATCGAGCTGATCCGCCAGAACAACAATGGTCTCACCGTGCTGCGTCGAGACTAGGTATCTAGGATATTCTGCGTCTCGGTGTCCATGACTTCGCACTGTAGGTCGTAGAGCGTGAGCATCTCATGCGCAAGGCTGAGCGCCTCATCCTTATCGGCCATGGTCGTGATGGTGGTATATCGACCCTCGCCCTTGGTCTCGAGACTAGGTACCAGTAGAGCATAACGATGCTGATGCTCAGTGCCATCATCCATCGAATAACGAAATAGCCGATTGAGTAGTCTCCTTATTTCAGCTTGATAGGCACTGATCTGCCGATAGAGAACATCGACGACATCGATGCCGTTGTTGATCTGCCCGATGTGGCGCTCTAGTTTCTTGACTCTTTGCTGCGACTCAATCAGTAGCTGTAGGTGCGTCATGTGCTGCCCTCGTAGGTATCAATTAGCATATTGATGCACTGCACAGCCTTGTGCAGATCCTCGATGCCGTTCTTCTCGGTGTGCCGCCACAGATACTTGGCGGCGCACCCTGCCAGGTACGATCGATAGCCAGCGAGGCCAAGGCCTGCCCGCTGCGCGGCAGCACAGTCGATGTTGCTGCCGTCTCGAGGTCGATAATGATAAGGGCTAATTGGATCGCTCATCAAGATACTCCTTGACCCACTCGTGCACCAACTGCTCGCTATCTTGCAGGACATCAGACACACTCTCGAGCGTTATCTTGAGTTCCTGCATTTTGCAATACCAATCTGCGTCAATGCTCATGATGTCCTCCTCAGCCTAGGATCTCACGTAATAGCCAGATCGTCCAATACAGCGTCCAGCCAAGGGCTGCGGTTAGCAGCCCTGCGCCAAACCATGCCAGCGTCTCATCAGATCGTGTCGGTGGTGAGCGCTCATCCATCATCGGTATCTCACGCATGCGTACCAGCCATTGCGACCGCGGCTCACGCCGATCTCGATCGGCGTACGCTGCCCGTAGTAGCAGCAGTTGCGGATGGCCTGCTGAGCACTGGCTGTGCTAAAGCCCACGCCCTCATAGCGGTAGCTGCCGCCACGATGAGCCATGCGACCCTGAGCAGCGCTGGTGTTCGCGCTCTGCTGAGCAGACTGGCCGAATAACAGAATAGAGCAGATAGCGTATATCATCCTAGTGCCTCACGAGCCCAATCTTGAATCATCTCCGTGCCCATTGCGCGGAGAGTGCAGTTTTTGCGTATGGCTGCCCTCAGTCGAGCAGCAGCCTCAGCCTCATCGAGCAGCCACTGGATATCCAGCTCAGTCAGCTCTTCGCCAGAAATGAAGGCCTTATTGATATTGTCGAGAATGCTCATTGGTTAATTCTCACTCCATCGTAGCACTTTTCACAGAAAGGCCTCATGTTGCCTGCGAGATCCGGCAGGCGACCACGCATCAGGGGCAGAGTACCACCACCCCGAGCCAATGTCACTAGGCTAGCGCTCATGACAGTCTCGCACCGGGCACAATCGAGCAATAAGGTGTGTAGTGGCACATGCCATATACGCCCGTCATTGCCACGTACTCTACTCGTTATCGGAACAATCTTCATTCCAGCTCTCCATCGTTAAGATCATTTCGATCCATGCCATCTCGATCGCCCAGGCATCGCACACCACTGCATTGCTCATCAGTCGTATCCTCCCTGCCGATGGCCCAAGTCCGTGAGACGTGCTCGGGCCAAAACAAAATAGGCTCTCCTGCCCTAGCTGAGCGATTAAGCCCTGTGCTCAACTCGCGGGCAACCTCCTCCGTGAGATTGCTAATCAGCGCCCATTGCTTGCCGCCATAATCAACCATCACCTGCCATAATGGGCGCATAATCTGATCCTAGCAAATTAAAAACGGTGGCCATGGTGACAGTTCAGCGGCAAATGCCCGCAGAAAATCCCGACTGCAACGAGCAGTAGGGGCCATGGCCACCGTGGCTCATGATGTGATCTCAGTCCCCATACAGATCCTCTCGCTCCATCTCCGCGTCTCCGTTGGACTCACGCCAACAAGCGCGACATAGTCCATCCGCAATCATGACTCGCTGAGCGCCACACTGGGCGCAGCAGTCCTTGTGGTCAATCCATGGATCAGTCATTTAGATTGGCCCCAAAAAAATATTCTTTTATTTTTTCTTTCATGACATCTAACGGAGCGCCTTCAGTTTCGTAAATTCTTGTAACATCACAACAACTAGGATCAAAAACTTTCATGGCTTTTAGAAAAAAAGAAATTCTAGGTGAAGTTCCACAAGAACTTTTAGATCTACTAGATTTTGCGTACGCCTGAAAAGCCATCACAATTTTTGGAGGAATGCTATTTAGTTCAGTGTCATTAGAGAGCCAGCGTAAATTTCTAAACATGTAGTCTGAATTATTACGATTTAAAATCCAGGATGCGCAAAATGCCGCAGGTATGGCAGTAGGAGACAATTTGTGACTCCAATTTTCAATTTGTTTAATAAATTCTAAAGGCGCAGAAATTAAATTATAAATATGTCGAATTTCTTTAGGAGATGGTCGAACTGTATTATATATAATAAAAGAATGCAATAAATTGCAAATGGCTGCTTCATGAATGGTAATTTTCAAGGCATCAGCCATGCTGCGTTTTATTCCAATATCAAAAATCTCAAAGGCATCTTCTGGCAGCCCATACCGAATACAGCATGTTTGACTAGTTTCAGACTTAATTATTGCGTGCAATGTGTGCTGTCCATTAATTAACCGTCCAGATTTTGCAAAAGAAATGTCTCCAACGCCTTCTATATAGTTATTATCAATCATTTGCTGGGCAAGATTATTTGCATGAGCAGTCTTCAAGGGACGATTATCATAATTATACTGAATATAGTCTAACGCCAAAGCAGGCGTAATTTGCCTCATTTCTGCGGATAGCGCACGGTCTGTAAACTGGTTCATAACATGCTCCTGTGATTCTAAACTGCCGCAAAACACGGCATCTCACGCCCGAGCCTCGATGCTCGGCTAGTACCCGGCGCAGTGTGCACTGCGTGTCTGTACACGTGAGAGCGGTGAGTGACTGGGTACTCACCGCGCCCCGGAAGCCTCAGCGCGTCATGGCCTGCGCCGCCAGTCCTCGAGGCATTTTGGTAGGCGTGCCGGATCATGGTGGACCACGTCCGGCATCAGACTCAATCCATGAGTCTCTGAACCCGTAAGCACAGGTCAGAACGGCATGTCCACTGCCGTGAGCGTCAGCCATGACGCTGTCTCTGGTATATAGCAGTTGATCTCGCTCGGCGAGGTTCCCGAAACTACGAGCTGACGAATCGCTGAGACCTGCATCTCGTGCGTCTCGGGATCCTGACCGATCTGGACAAACGCATAGCACGATTGGCGCTTGTAATCTGCCACGGTTACGACTGGCACCTTGGCGACTGGCGCAGCCGGTGACGCTACCGCTGGTCGTCGAGGAGCGCTATGCCCTAGCTCGTTGGTCGGCAGTGGCGCAGTGCGCGGCCCAGGAGTGAACGGTGGAGCCTGCGCTGATGTGACGTTTGCCAGCGGGATCGACGGATCCTCGATCGGGATGGCTCGCATCACTCGTGTGCGAGATCCGCTCTTATTGAAATCGACAAAGATCTTGAAACACTTGCCGATCAAGGCGTCAGCGTCAAACTCCTCGCCAGCGGCAAACGCTCGCCCGAGCATCGAGCGCATCAGCACGCCAAGACCGTTCTGGCTCTTGAGCACGCATGGCGTGAAGGCCGTGCCTCTCTGGCCCTTACGCGGCCCGAGCAATACCTGATATTCCCATGCCAGCGATGAACCCCAATCAGGGTGTAGCTCGCTGGGTGGCAGTGTCTTGACCTCGATCAACCTCGAGCTGTACTCGCCTGCTGGCAGATCTTCTCGAACATCACTCTGTGCGACCAATTTCATGTCAGACTCCAACTATCGTGTAACGGTGAATATCACCCCTAGTACCCGTACCCGTTCGACGCAGGACGCCCGCGTCGACCATCCTCGCAAGGTGGCTCTCAATTGTCTGCCGGGTTCGCCCCATGGCAGTAGCGATCTCGTAGTGCGACATGGGCTCTCCGTTGGCCAGCATGTGACTAATCGCTGTGTGAATCCCGCGAGCCTCAGCATCTCGCAACGATCCGCATACTGTATATCCGTCATCGCCGAGCTCAATCACAAGCTCGACCGGCGTCTGCCGAAATCGACTATTGCTGCGCAGTGTGCGCTGCCGACAATCGACATCGTCTGGATTGGTTCTTGACAACTCAAACGTCACCTCAGGCCATGCCATTAGCGCAGACGACCCACGCGCGCCAGTACCCTCAGGGCCTCCACCCTTTCTGAGATGATGGATCACGACAATAGCCACGCCAGTCTCCATCAGTTTCCACAATGGCAATAAAGCATCATCGATCTCGGTTGCGTTGTTCTCGTCACGCAAGGGCATATTCCGCATCAAGGTATCCACGATTAGTAGATCAGCCTGATGGTCGATACAATCCTGCACTGTCATGGTTACCCATTCCTTCCACTCGACGAGCGTCGGGCGAGATGTGAACGGTCGTACATACCACGCTACATGATCGCAAATGCCGATGATGTCGGCTCGCTCTGCGATAGTCGGCCCATCCTCCTCAGTCAGCACCAGTACTCGAGCTGGCTGAGTCGTAAGGCTAAGGAATTCTCCGCCATCCTGCAATGAGCGCAAGAGATGCGAAATCAGCGTTGTTTTTCCGACCTTAGGATGTGCTGAGATCATCGTCGCCGCCCCGCGTCTGATGCACCCGTACCAGATCCAATTCATCGCAGGATCGACCCTAGGTAGCTCACTGGTCAGCAGGTATCGGCGCTCACGTCCGTCTGGATGTCTGCGCACCGGGTCCGGCGTAGATTGCGTCACGACCGGATCCTCGACTGCTGATGACGTGGCCGTATCGGGAGAGGAGACCCTGAGCGTAGCGGTGACCTGCTCAGAGCGATACCCATCCCGATACAGCGCACGGGCGCAGTCGCCATAGTCGCCACCGTGGCGCATGGCAGTACGTGCACTAAACAAAGAGTATGCGCGGCCCGGCTCTAGGTGCGATGCACTCGACGTGAACACGTACATCAGCGGCTCGGCTCGGTCGTTGCGGCAATGGCCGACCGTGGCTGAGATCCCGCTAGTCTTGCCTGGTCGCCTCCAGTACTGGCTCTCACCTCGAGTAGAAACAAGCGTCCATCCGGCCTCGCAGAGCAGCGTATCCCAGCTACCTCGAGCGTTGTATACCTGACCAGGAGCATCGCTAGCACCGGTCTCTCCTGGTACTCGTGTCACTGGATCGCTACGCTGAGCCTGCGGTACATGGCAATGCTGGCTC